ATTGCAAACCCACGGGGAAAGCGTGAATTGTTTCGCATGAACGCCGCGAAAGCCGTTTGTGCTGAAATGGCTGGGCTGGTATGGGGCGAAGAGTGCGAGATCAACGTCAGCACGGACGGGCGGGAAAGCGCGGATGAGAACCCCGACCCGCTGAACTGCTTTGTGCAGAAGGTTCTTTGTGATAATTCCTTCCGGGAAAAGATGCAGGAAAGCATCGAGCAAGGGTGCGCGTTGGGCGGTTCCGCGCTGAAGGTGTGGAGAGATATTCGGCACGATAGCAACGGAAACGAGATTCCCGGTACTGATAACATTCGCATCGGTTACGCGATGGCAGACCAGTTTGTGCCTATCTCATGGGATAACGCGCAGGTACATGAGGGTGTGTTCATCTCCCGTTTGGCTAAAAAGGGCTGGTATTACACCCGGCTGGAATGGCACACATGGGACGGGATGACGTACACCGTCAGAAATGAACTGTACCGCTCCGCGATGCAGAAGGGCGCGAACGGTGATTCTCAGGATATTTTAGGCATCCGGGTTCCGCTTGCTGAAATGTACCCTTACCTTGACGAAGAAACCATTATCCCGGTCGGGGAAAGCCTGTTCAGCTACTGGCGGACACCGATTGCGAATAACCTTGACGATAATTCCCCGTTGGGCATGAGCCTGTACGGGAACGCTCTGGAAACCCTTCACGCGCTGGACATCTGCTATGACAGTTTTGTGCGCGAGTTCCGTTTGGGGAAGAAGAAGATCATCGTCCCGGCCCGTGCGGTGCGTATGGTTGTTGATCCGCAGACGGGTGCAACGTGCAGATATTTTGACGCGAACGATGAAGCCTATGAAGCCCTTGCAAGCGATGATCCGAATGATTTAAAGATTCAGGATAACAGCGTGGAATTGAGAGTGGAAGAACACATCTCCGCCATTAACGCTTTCCTTTCGGTGCTATGCTTGCAGATCGGTTTCAGCGCAAACACGTTCAGCTTCAACCAGCATGAGGGACTGAAAACCGCAACAGAGGTTGTCAGCGAGAACAGCAAAACCTATAAAACCATCAAAACGATTCAGAATCAGTTGCGGCCCGCCATTGAGCATCTTGTCAGGAACATTATTGATGTGGCGATCCTGTACGGCATGGAGTACGAAGGGCAGAGCATCGAAAGCCTCGCCGCAAACGGGTATAATGTGAACATCGTTTTTGATGATGGCGTGACGCAGGATCGGCAGACGAACATCAACGAGGGCGTGATGCTGGTCGGGGCTGGCTTGCTCAGTAAGTTCACCTTCATGACGGACAAGAAGTACGGGCAAGGGCTGACCCCGGAACAGGCGCAGGAAGAATTAAACCGCATCAGGCAGGAAGGAACGGGCAACAGCGTAGATGTTACCAAGCTGTTCGGCGGGATGGAGTGATGAACCTTGCTGAAACCCGCTTTCGTTGCGAACATGTCCGAAGCAATGGCAGACGTTTACGGGGCTGTTACAGATCGAATCCTGATCAACCTTGCAAAATACTTTCCTTTCTTAAAGGCCGGGGTGGAAATGCCCGGTTCATTTGATTATCAGGCCCGGATGCTGGCGCAGATGGGCCAAATAAACAGAGAAACGGTTGATATTATCACGTCCGGCCTTGAGGGTGCGGATCAGGCACTCAGACAGGCACTTGAAGCATCCATCATTCACGCATTGGAGCAGGAAGAGCCGAAGCTGAAAAAAGCGGCTGAGAAGGGTATTCTGCAACCGCCAACCGTGCCGGAGGTTTCCCCCGGTCAGATGCAAGCGTTTCGGGCGTATTATAGACAATCTGCCGATAAATTGAACCTTGTTAATACCGTGATGCTTGAATCAACACAGGCGGCATATACGGCAACTGTGAGCGATATTGCGGCGAAGATTCAGCGGACGCAAAGCATATTGAACGCCGGAGCCGGGGAAGTCGTGACAGGTGTTACGGCGTACAATCAGGCCGTCCGGGAATCGGTGCGGAAAATGGTTTCCAATGGTATAACCGGGTTTATTGACCACGGCGGGCATCATTGGAGCCCTGAGGCTTATGCGGCAATGGACATCCGCACAACCATGCACAATACGGCAAGGGCCGCAACGTGGGAGAGAAACGAATCTTACGGCAATGACCTTTACCAAGTGAGTTGGCACAACGGAGCAAGGCCGCTTTGTTATCCTTGGCAAGGCAAAGTGATTTCCCGCTCCGATATGGTGCGGGAAGTAGAGGACTTGGACGGGAACAAGGTTCACGTTTACGCGCAATCGGAAACCAGTTACGGCGAACCAGCCGGATTGATGGGAATTAATTGTGGTCATTATCCGATGGTGTTTATTCCCGGCGTATCAACACTTTACGATGTGCCGCAGGACGAAGAAGAAAACGCCAAGAGCTATGAGGAAAGCCAACAGCAAAGGGCCTTGGAGCGGAAACTGCGCTATGAAAAGCGGGACTTGGAGGTGCTGAAAGCACAGGGAGCCGATGAGGATATGCTGAAAGCCCAGAGGGCCAAGGTAAAACAGGCCAGCCGGGACATTGACGATTTCTGCGAGGAAACCGGAAGAACACGGCGGAGGGATCGGGAAGGAACGCCGATTAACGCGAAGTTCCCGCAGAAAGAAAGCTATATTCCTGAGTTGTTCCCGACAGAGGAACGGGATAAAATGCGGGATTGGTACAAAAACGGCGGCATGGATGATAATCCCCCGCCACAGCCAGCAAATATCCAACTTGGGCCGGATAATATACCGCAACAAGCACAAGCACAGATTCCGGTTGTGCAGAAACCGCCCGAAAGTGGTTTTGTTCCAGCGAATACTGTTTCCGAAGCTGAAGAATATGCAAAGAAGTTTTTGGATAATCCGAAGTACGGTAATGTATCATACAAGGGAATTGATGTTGAATATGCCAATACTTGCAACAGGGTTCTAACTGAAGTTTTCGATGAGTATTCACCGCAATACAGGCTTAAATCCATTGAGCCAATGAACGGCAGAAAAGCGGCTTTCAAACAAGCAATAGAATCTTCGGAGGCCTGTTATCAATGGGGTGGTGACGGTTCGCTATTTGTTAATCCTAAATTCTATAAGAACAAGAAATCATTTGCAGAACATAAAGCACAGATTGACCAGCTAATGGGTTATGTACTTGATAACAGTGAAATTCTTTTAAAAAATGCAACAGGAGCAAAAAAGGATTATATCGAAGCACTTGTAAAAACCCGCCGTCAATGTGTTAGTCAATCTCACAATTTTGTTGAGGGAACTTTTGTTCATGAAAGCGGTCACATGCTTGATGATAAATTATTCAGAAAAACCATGAAAGAAATTAACAGCCCATTAGCCGGAAGAGGCGCAATAGCAGACAGCGTAATGAAATATGGAAAGAATATATCCGGTTATGCTGTTTCAAGTGTTAATGAGTATATTGCTGAAAGTTTCACAGCTTGGTGGTATGGAGAAACAAGCATACTTGACCCTGAATTAGTGCGTGTTTTTGAGGAAGCAAAGAAATATGGAAAGTGAAGACATGATCATTTTTGATCCGCTTGGCGAGTTGTTGAAATTAACTGAAGAAATCAAAAAAGAAAAGGAAAGGGAGGAACAACAATGAACTGCACACATCCTGTTTTGTACGCCAAATTAGATGGCCTGTATTGCCACATATGTGGGGCTAAATTGCGCGTAGATGAGGTGGCTGATAAACAGGAAGGGCAGAAAGAAAGGCCCGTAGAAACGCAAAAAACAGGGCGTAAACGCAAAGCAAAAAATACAGTTGATTAAAGCATCCTTCTGGGTGCTTTTTTCATATCCATCTCGTCCGGCGGGACGTTAAACACGCATCGGCCTATCACTCTATCAGGCCGCAAAAAGGAGGAGTATGGCAAACATTTTCACTCGCAAGGCGTTGTCTGACATCATGGCAAACGATGGGCTGACACCCGAACAGCGGACGGAACAGGTGATGAGCCTGTATGGTCGGGCGTTGGATGACGGCTATATCAGCAAGTCAGCGGCTCAGACGGCGCAGGAAACCGC